TCTTGATCTGGTCGAGGTTCAAGCTGCGTTCACCCGACACATGAAACGCCTGTTCCAGTTGCCGCTTCATGGCTTCCATCTGGCTATCACCTGTTACGTTACACGTACCCAACATCTCGGTCAGCTCAATAGCTCGGTCAAACACACTGTCATACAGGCGGTTGCCCTTGCCTTCCTCGTTCACGTCGAGTTGCCGCACAAGTGTGGTCAGGTTGTCATGCAGCTTGTGCCATATGTCATTCATCGCGGTCTTGATAGCTTGCGTGTAGTGTGTTTCGTATTGGGTTTGCAGTGTGACCATAGCCTCGTTGCCAATGTCAATCCGAAAGTCACCACTGTCAGGCAACGGCACGTAGGACACACGGAACCCGAACTTGTCGCGCAGACTGTCACGCGTGGGATACTCGTCACGGTGAAACATAGCACCTAGCTTGGCTTGCGCGTCCATGATCTTCCACTCGTACACAGTCAGGAACTCGCCCACCAACCGCTCGAACTCTTGCTGCAGGTCAGTCATCACTTCGTTGTACTTGAAGTATTGCTGCGTGGTCAGCAGTCGGGAGCCGTTGTCAGACCATGGCATGGTCATGCTGTAGTGTATGTTACGCACGTTACCTGCGAACTTCTGGACGGCGGTCAACTCATCGCAGTCACCTAGTAAGTTCTTAGTCACATTGGCCACGCCCTTGTCCGCAGCGTTCATGTTGGTGACATCATCCGATGCCTTGCGGTCTTTCTTACGCGCAGTCCATACGGATGCGTTGAAGTCCACGATCATTGCCGCTGAACTGATTGACGGTGCTTGGGTGATGCAGTCACGTAACGTGCCCTTATCTACATCCCAATAATCCTTCGCCGCCGTTTCTGCGTCTTGCAGTAATTGGTTGTTAATCTCGTAATCCATGTTCATTGTCTTTCTCCATTTGAGTTTCGGGCAGTTGCCCGAAAGTTTGTTAAGGTGTTCTTGGTATTGCTCGTACACCTAATATAACACAAGTATCGAGTTGTGTCAAGTAATACAGTTTGATGGTAGATCACACGCTAACGTGTTTTCTGGTTAAAGTTAGTCATTCTTAGCGTCTTCGATAAGCCTTACGATATGTTCAAACGCCGCCCACGCGTCACAGCATGAGCACCCACAGGCTTCACCATCTGCGGATATTTCCAAATCCTTGCGGATGTCACCAGAGCCGTGCTCGCTCCACGCCTCATAACAAGGCTCACCCACATAACTTGTAAGGAACATCTTTACGACACGTAGCGCGGCCTCCGATTTATGTGCCAACTTCGCTTCGCGTGTAGTACCATGTTGATTTGATCCCGACATATCACCGCACCTTCTGGTTAAGGCTGAGTAACTCGTCCTTTTTGGTGACGCGGGTGTAGCCTTGCTTGGGAAGCGGTACTACGCACCAACTTGCGCGTTGCTTTACAGCTTGGTAGTCGCCACACTCCAGACACACGTTGTAGCCAAGACGTGCACGGCGAACACTGAACACTTCACCGCAGCCAACACATTCGGGGGTATAATGTTTACGCGCCATTACGCTGCCTCCCCATAAGATGCTAACAGGTCGTCCAGAATAGACTGGTCGTTGTTGCGCACGATACGCAAGTCTTTCATCCAACGGCTCTGGTACTTCATCCAGTTTTCAGCCTCCACGCGGTTACGCGCTTCAAAGGTTACGAGCGATGAATGGGTGCGTGTCTTGCCACACCATGCGAAGCCTTGTGCAGTTACGGTCTTTGACATTTTAGTTCCTCCATGTGTTTCGGGCAGTTGCCCGAAAGTTGATTTGAATTTTGCTTGGTTAGGCTAGGATTACTCCTAACTTATAACCAGTATAGCATAAGTATCAGGCTGTGTCAAGTTTTGTGGTTTGGTGGTGTAAGGTTGCGTAAGGTTGTATGTACCATCATGTACCACCACGGGTGTCTGTAAGTGATTGATATTAAACGAATGTAGCAATGTTACGTTTGTACCATAACGATATACCTAGATTTGTGATGGGGTTTTTAGGCCAGAGACCCTCTCTCTTACCCTTCAATAAAAAGAAGATATATATACTTATAAAAGTGGTACAAACGCTACATTGCTTTGAAATCAATGACTTAGACCCCATTTGCAGTGGTACACGAGTGGTACAAATGATACATTCCTTTGTTTTCAATGACTTAGACGCGTGGCGCTACTCAAGATACTGGTATCACAAGTTTCGGGCAGTTGCCCGAAATACCATCTGGTGACATCTTATGCGCAGTGTTGGTGGTACAAGAGTAAAACGTGTTAGGCGCAGAGCTACTCAGGATACTGGTATCATATCTTTCGGGCAGATGCCCGAATAAAAAAAGACCCGCCGAAGCGGGCCAGTACAGGCATTATGGTATGAGCCAATGCCAAGGTATCACATGCCGTACCAATACGCAACACGTAATGCGTGGAGCTACTCAGGATACTGGTATCAATCTTTCGGGCAACTGCCCGAAAACATGGGGGAAATTTAGGCACAAAAAAAGGGTCGACCCGAAGGCCGACCCGATAGTTTGTTAGATGATGCTGTCGATATCGACAGTCTGTTTTGTTGGTACGCGGTATTTCTTGCGGAATGCTTTGATTACCGCAACCGCCTCTGGTGCGTCAAACCACTCGGGCAACCCCTCGCCTTGCATGATCTTTTCTGCGGTGTCGATGGCGATGCCAAGTTTTTCGATGGCCTCTTTACGATCCGCCGCGCCAGTCGCGTACGTCTCTGGATTATGTATCTTGTCTTGTGTGACAAGACCGCGGCGTATGGTCTTGAGCAATTCGGTCTTGCGATCCTGCAATTGTTTGCGCGCCGCCTTTTCTTCCGCTGTCGCATCCTTTGGAAGTTTAACCGACAGTTGAGCGCGCTCCGCTTTGGTGTAACATATCATGGCCGCGATATTGCCGCGCTCCGCGTATGCCTCCGCTGTCGCGGTGCTCTCTCTGTTCTTGTGCGACAGGTAATCTGTCGGGCGTATGTTAGCGGCATACATGGCCGCGTATGTCGCTGTCAGTTTACCCTCGGCAGTATGCGCCGCTTTCATGCCACCCGCCTCAAGAGCAGAGATATTTTCGACGCCCATCTTTGCGCCGGTGTTAGTCAGTTCGTTTACAAGCTTAGAAATTGTCATTTTATTTACTCCAAATAAATCAGCGCTTGGCCCATTGCCTCGCCGTCCTGATGAAACATTTATGCCATGTCATAACATGTTACGCAATAGGTTTACCCACTAAAACAAACCAAAACACATTAGATATCACTAAAAGATAATTCGGGCAACTGCCCGAAAATCCTAATCTGTCGAGGGTACACCTACCCCACCCACCGCGCTGTCATGTGGGACTCCGCGCTATCCTGTATAATACTAATACGCTCAAATATGGACCAACTTTTACGTTTGCCCCACACAGGACACCCCCCACCTCTTTTTCAAAACCCTTGTCAAAAAATTTTTTGTGCCCTATTATTGCGTTATCGGTTACCAACCTGCGACGTACTATGACAATGAATGCTATTCCAGAGCTAGGGGTTCCCCTAGAAGACGAGGTGAAGCACATACCTCTACCAGAGCGTGCAGATGCACTGGGTAAAACCGTTGACGAACTAGGAAAACATGGTGCGGACCTTGAACCCGACGAGGTAGATAAGGAAGTAGCCGCTACATTAGCTACTGCATACGCCCAAGACCCCGACAAAACATCTAAGAAGGTGACGAATAAGCGTGCAGCGGCCCTAACACCTGCTTCTGTGCGCCTAACAAGCAACATCATAGACGAATTTAACCATTCTGTGGTCGAATCCGCCAAGCAACTGCGCAATCTGGTGACTAATAAGCTCATCATTGAGAGCGAAAACCCTGATCCACGGGTACGTATGCGTGCACTGGAACTTCTTGGTAAGATATCAGACGTAGGATTGTTTACTGAGAAGTCTGAAGTCACGATTACCCACCAAACAACCGATGACATCAAGGAAAAACTACGCGGTAAACTTGCAAAACTGGTAAATCCACAACCAGAAGTAGAAGATGCCACGGTTATAGAGGCTCAACTGCTGGATACAGCCGAAGAATTTGGGTTTGACGACGATGACTGAGGCTTTGGACTTTGACGAGGCCGATATCGAGGTCATGTTGGCCAATCTGGACACGTTTAGTGACGAAGAGGTGGCAGAAATCGACCGAATGGTGGATGAGCTGCACAATCGGACGGCAAATAAGGCTGCGTATGACGATCTGATAGAGTTTTGCAAGTTAATGATGCCTGATTTCATAGTTGGTAAGCACCATCGCATACTGGCTAACATGTTAATGGGTATTGAGAAGGGCGATAAGGACCGGGTTTGCGTGAATATACCCCCCAGACACGGCAAATCCCAGCTTGTTTCGATCTTCTACCCAGCGTGGTTTTTGGGGCGAAATCCCGGCAAAAAGGTGATGATGGTGTCCCATACCACGGACCTCGCGGTGGATTTTGGCCGTAAAGTGCGTAACCTGATCGCTACAGATCAGTACCGTTCTATATTTCCTACCGTGCAACTAGCACAGGATAGTAAGTCAGCAGGACGGTGGAACACAAACGTAGGAGGTGAATATTATGCGTGTGGTATTGGGTCAGCATTGGCTGGTCGTGGTGCTGATCTTCTGCTTGTTGATGACCCTCACTCTGAGCAGGACGTTATTAACGGAAACTTCGAGGTGTTCGAGAAAGCCTATGAGTGGTTCACCTTCGGTGCCCGTACTCGCCTTATGCCGGGCGGTAGGGTTGCAATAATCCAGACGCGTTGGCACATGGATGACCTGACAGGACGCGTTGTGCGGGACATGGTGCAGAACGAACGGTCAGACCAATACGAGGTAGTCGAGTTTCCCGCGATCTTAGACACGTTCAACAAAAAGACGAAGAAGGAAGTACAAAAGCCTCTGTGGCCTGAGTTCTTCGATTTAGAGGCGCTGCTACGCACCAAGGCGTCGATGCCTACGTTCCAGTGGAACGCGCAGTACCAGCAGCAGCCTACCGCAGAAGAAGCCGCTATCGTTAAACGTGAGTGGTGGCAGGAATGGACACACGACCAGCCGCCACCCTGTGAATATATTATAATGTCGCTTGATGCCGCAGCCGAGAAGCACAACCGTGCAGACTATACAGCGCTTACCACATGGGGTGTTTTCTTGAACGAGGAAACCAACGCGTACAATATTATATTGTTAAATAGCATAAAACAGCGTATGGAGTTCCCAGAGCTTAAACAGCTTGCTATGGAAGAATACATGGACTGGGAG